GCCTCCTCTCTGGAAATTAGCATGTCCAGATAGAATCGCGCCTTCTTATAATCCTCAAGCGCTTTGTTCTTGTACGGGGCACGCCACATGTATTTAAAGATTTGCCCCTTGAGGTAGCCGACAAACTCGGATCCGCTCAGAGCTGATGCAATGGCATCGAGCGCCTCAATGGTCCCTTTCGTGTAATGAGCCGGGTGATTGACGGGGTCGTTCTTGTCAGTCATGGCAGAAACAACTCCTGGCATCGTCTTCAAACAGATTTACTTGCTTGGCGTCAAGCTTTGCCATTTCAACTAAGTCGGTATAACTTCGTGACTTGTTGAAGGTTGCGGTGCTGACCTTCTTGTTTTCGTATTTTGTGCCTTTGTTTAACTTCTCTATTTTTTGTTCTTGCTCGATCCACCAATCAGCCAGATCAGGTCGTTCTTTAATAAGATTCAAAAGAGTCCTTGTGCCTTTGAGAAAACACAGATCACAATTACCCGCTTGAGTTTTACCGTTATGGTTTGGTAGGCCTAAGTCAAACTCATGGTTTTCCCAGAACCGGGCAACATCTTGAACCATGATCTTGTTGTCATAAAGTGGCACTAATGAAGTCCATTTATTCTTACCTGACTCGTTTTGTTTTCTTTGTTTGGCAACACGGCTCGGCTCGTCGTATCTCAGACCAACCACGTTCGCCCACTCTTTATACCCTTTAGCCCTCATAAACCGATTCATCACTTCAATCTTCATCTTGATGGTGCACAACCTGGCTACCACATTGGGCAACATTTTCTTCCTCTGTATTAACGCTTCAAATGGCTCGCCGTTTCTGGATGCCGCTTCATAGGTCACTTCTTTGGTGCGATAAATAGGCCGCTCTTCAAACACCTCAAGCTCTAGCCAATGTACCTTAACATTCCAGTTGGTTTCACAGTCACGAATAAAATCCAGTGTCTGAGGCATTTCTTTGCCGGTGTTAGCAAAAGTCACATGCACATCATCGGGGAGTACCCAGTCATAAGACTCCAATATTTTATAGAGCATATAGCCTGATGTTCTGCCACCACTGAAACTAATCAAGGTTGGGCAATCAAACTTTTCAGGTAAAAATATTTGTTCTTCATTGGGTTCAGCCATCTCTGGTCAACTCTTCTAGTCTGGTGTCAACGCCGAACTCTTCCCGGAACCTCATCAGTTTTTTAATTAACTCAGGGTCGTAATAAGATTTAGACAGCTCTCTCATTTCAGTGCTCGTGAAAACGTTCATGCCTGTTTTATTTTTCGGGGCATTGGTTATTGATTTACCTCCCTTCATATAAGTTATATCATCCTCGCCTTTGCTTTCAATGGGAAGATTAACCAGGGCAGGTAACCAAATGTGATCATCGCAACCTTGTCGCTGTGTTTCCTCATCAATGGCTTTATTAAATTTATTACAACGCCAGCCGCCATCACCCTCTAGGATCGGCTCGCTGTGTTTACAGTTACGGCAATTAACATCGTCCGGTAATTGTTCTAAATTATAAATGGCCTGTTCTTTTGCCGACATAAATTTCTTAATTCGATAATCGGTTGGTGAGTAAGGGGACTCCGGAGGCTCTGTTGCAGCAATAATTTCACGGGCTTTTTTCTTCATCTTTTCCAAAACACCCTCTCTGGCATCTATAATCTCCGTATAAAGCGATGAATCGTTTTTGTTATACACAACCACCAAGGTTCGTTTCAAATTAAATGAAGCCATATAACATTGGATTTGAACCGCGTAGTTGGAAGACCATTGTTCGTAGCTCTCTCCTTGTTGCAGCTCATTGAATCTATTTTTATTGGCCGACTTAACTTCCAGGAGCATCACTTCTTCGGGATTCTCTGGATCAACATTCTTAACAACACCGTCCGTGGAGCCGCCTAAATGTCCGGCCAAGTGGGAACAGCGATATTGTTTGCCGTCCTTGTCCACAGCCGATACATTAATAGAGCTTTTCTTTAGTGCATCAACCACCTGGTCCTCAATGCGATTGCCCAGATCAAACAGGCGCAGTATTCTGCTGTTGTCAATCATCGGGAAAGACCATCTGAACATAAGCCATAGCTTGCGTGGGTTATCCCCAATGATGCTCATGCCCATATGCATACGATGCTTTTGTCCTTGTTGTTCTGCTTTATCAAACTCTTCTAATATGTTCATAGCGTTATTCTCCTTTCTCCTGCATAAATTACTTTGATGTTCTCGTACTTGCCTTCCTTCTTGGTGAGGATGCCGTCGATGTGATTAAAGGCACCTTTCTTATTAATCAGCTCAACCGCCTCGCTAACGGTCTTGGGCGGAAACAAATCCATGGTAATACGCTTCCATCTGGATTTGGCAAACTGGTCTGCTTTGGGATGGCCGAACATGAGAGGCAAGTGGTAATAATTAAATAAATCCTCACACTCAAACACCACCTTACAATAAAAGTTGCCGCCCTTTGAAGTCATGGGATGGGCGGACACTCGGCTCACATTGAAAATGTTTTCTACCTTGTCTTTCTTCTCATCCGATAACACATAGCCTTCACCAGCTGAACCGCTTTTGGCTAGACCGGGTGCTTTTCTCTCAGGTTGAAAATGAAAGGCTTGCGGTTCGGGAAAGACGTCACCGCATTCACGACATTCCTTAAACGATCTGGGGTTCACTGCGAAACAACTGTCGCACACTTTGATCTTGGCTTGGGCACCCTCATCTTCTGGTATGGCCTCATCCAAACAACCGTGTCGTTGCATGTTCTCGCCATAATCCAGCATTAAACAATTGTCCTTGTCCGGATACTGACGCATACCACGGCCGCACATTTGGACATAGAGTCCAAGACTTTGTGTCGGTCTTAACAGCGCCAGGCAATCGGTTCGGGGCGCATCCCAGCCTTCGGTCAACACGCCTACATTACATAGGGCATTGATATTGCCTATCTCGAAGTCGTGCAGGATGCGCTCCCTTTCTTTTGTGGGGGTGGTGCCGGTAACAACTTCGGCATTAATGCCTCGTTCCTTGAGGAACAAACACATTGTTTCTGCATGAAGAACCGACACACAAAAGAAAACCGTAGCGGTTCTGCCTTTTAAGTAGGCCTTATCCATCCAGTCGTTAAAAATATCAAGCATGAGCGGTTCGTGCAAAGCTAATTTTTCCAACTCGCCCTCGCGATAATCGCCCCCTTTAAACTTGAGTCTAATACCACTGGCGTCAATGACTGCCTTGTTGTCAACAGCAAACGCAGAAAGTCGCGAGAGGTAACCATCTTGAACCAACTGTGGGATGGAAATTTGATAGGCTACCTCTCTAAAGAAATGATCTAGCTTGTCACCATAGATATAACCTTGTCCCATGCGATAAGGCGTGGCGGTTACCCCCATGACTCTACAAGGTTTCTTTTCATTCATTGCGTTTAATATTTTTCTATAGCGGGTGGTTGGTCCCGGAGCTATATGATGAGCTTCATCAATAATAATATAGTCAACCCCAGGAATCGCATCCAGTCGCTTTTTGGACGCTAGGGTGTCCCTGGATGCGATCAATACTGGGGCGTCGGTGTCATAGCTTTTTAGTGAGGCGGCTAGAACACCGACAGGTGCATCCGGCCACACCTTTAATAGTTTGTCTTTTGCTTGTGAAACCAACTCTTGTCGGTGCGCCAGAATTAAGAACCGATTATTGCTAGAGCTGAGTTCTTTAATCAGGTGTGAAAACACAATGGTTTTCCCGGCAGCAGTGGGTAAAACGAGGAGTGGGTTGTGATCAATGGGTTTTGCCTGGAAGTAATCCAGTAGTGATCCAAGCGCCTCTTCTTGGTAGTATCTGAGTTGCATCAGTGCACTGTTTCTCCGTTGTCCGAGCTTTCGTCTTCGTTAAGAACCTCGGCAATTTTATTTATAGATATGTTTAATAAATTATAAGCATTTTGTTTGCTGGGCGCAGTAGATAATATGACGTCGGGATGTATGAAGACCAGGACTCTGGCAATGTTCTCTTCTGAAATGCCGCGCTCCTTCCACTCTTCAATTAAATTGTAAAGGTCGTTGATCATGGATTCCCCGGCTTTGATGCCGTCCTTAACCGCCTGGCTTAATTCGTCGTCGTCTTTCATGAATTACGCTCAACAACCATCTCAGCTGTATCTTTTGCTGCCTTTTCGTTTAGCGTGTTGGCAATCAATAGCATGGCCAATTGTTTCATTTGGTATTCATCCAGGTCTAGCGCCACTATTTCTTCAAACAAATTGAATACGTTTTTTTCTTCAGAATTTATCATTGGTTATTTCCCTACCTTTTATTTATAAAGCGTTAATTGAAAAGGCTTTTTGGTAAACGAGAAGCCTTCTAACTCGTGATCGGAGGAGATCTATTACTCGTCCCAATTGCTGATGGCATTACCCGTGGCAGTTGACACCTGTTGTGTCGTGGCTTCAGCCACTGGTTCTTTTTTTGCCGGCATCGCTTCGGTTATTTTAGGTCTAAGAAATGAAGTGATTTTGTTGGAATCAGGCCAGAAGGTCCCGTCATCTCTGGCGTTACCCTTTTCTATTTCAATCTTTGCATCGAACTCTTGAAAGATGAGTCCGTCCAACAGCTCTTTGTTTAAATATTCACCAGGCTTGCCGCCGGTGGCAACAACCCATGCCTTGATGCGACTTAGGGAAACATTATTGTTAAGTGTGAAGTTTTCCCAGAGAACACGATTAACGTAGTTCTCTCCTCCACAAATACGATATTGCACCTTGATGTATTTGTTATTAGCTTGGGAAACTTTTTGTTCCCAGTCCTCGGCTTGTAGTCTATATGTACCGTTTGGTATTGGTTCAAAACTACCGCCAGCGTTATCCTCGACCCCTGTCAGGTCTATATGAAAATCTTCAGACATTTTGTCCTCCTTTGTTTATGGTTTCATTAGGTATAACCGTCGCTTTACAGGCGTCTGTAAAAGCAGGCCAGTTAAAATCTATTCTCTCAGGGAGCTGAAGTCTTGACTTAGCATCAAAGGCAGCGGTTCTCTTCGTGAATAAATAACGTTTATCGCTAAAGGTTTTGCCACGAGCTTTCTCATTGAAGCCCTGCCCGGACTTAATCGTGGTAAATAAATG